CTAAAATTAAAGCTTTCTTTCTTTCAAACTCTTGTTGTTGCTCCGCTTCTGTCCCTACTAATGTTCTCCTCATAAAGGCAAACATTCCGCGTTCAATCATATTTAGGGAGGTATTGAACGCTTCTCCGTTTGGCTTAGATTTATCAAATTTCTTAACATAATTTTCTTCAATTTGTCGGGTTTGTGTTTCTGCTTTAGCGGCGCCATTTACCACATCTTGAAAGCCTGAAAGAGATAAAATTTTGGCAGCTCGTGACTGTCCCTTAAAAATCATTTCTAGCATTAAGGGAACTGAAGCAATATTTGACGACCAGAAATTTCCAGCAGCATTTAAAGAAATGCCCTTAAGGCCATCTTTTATTGCTTTGACTAAATTAGTTCGCCCTACATAATTACTTACTACGGCTTCCATTCCTCCAGTAGAGGCGTTAGTAGCAAAATTAATTAAAGAGTCTAACGCTTGTAAAGCTTCTTGATCTGTTAGAACATTTAAATCCATGTTCATAAAGGCCCTTACTATTCGTTTTTGATCTGCAGTTATTTCAATTTTTTCTCCAGTATCCAGGTCTCTTTTAAAAGGATCTGTTTTGGTTTTTAATTGTTCATCTACAACGGCAGTATACACACTAAATGCATTTTTCAAAGCATCAAATATTACTTTTCTTTTCTTTTCCGCTTTAGTTTTTTTCGCCTCTTCAGTTGTCTCTTCATTATAAATTATATCACGAACCTCACTTAATGATAAATCTTTAGGAGGCACTCCTGTCAAAGCCTCAAAAGCATCTGCTTCTAACTGAGCCTGTCTCTTATCTTGCGCCTCAATTTCTTTGGCAGAATATTCTTCTGTCGATTTAATATCAACAGCTGGCGCTACTTTTACCCCTGTCTTTGTTCTTCTAGTAGACCTAAGTCCTTGGAGCAACTCGTCGGCTTTTTGTTGATACTCCGCCAAATTATCTACTGTCAGTGGATCAATTCTTAAAAACTCTTTCGCTGCCGTCGAGACATTAGCGTCTAAATTTTTATTATTGGCTGCTTTCTTTATTTGTTTTTTAGTCTTGTTTGCTACAGTCAAAGCTTCTACATTGTTTGCTTTTTCAAAAGTTTTAGTAATCTTTTGAATAGTTCGCTCTACTATTACAGGATTTTTATAGTTAAGCTTTTCTACTTCTTTAATTAAAGATTTAGCTCTTCGAGCTGCTACTTTACCTTTAGTTTTAATTTTATTTATAATATCAACGAATGCTTTTCTTCTTGTTTCTAATGGCGTTTTAGGGTCTCGAATAGATTTAAAAAGTGTTTTGTTTTCATTAACGGTTAAAGGCTTACCTTCTTCAATAACAACCTCTATCGATGGGTCATCTTCAATTTTTTCTTCAACTTGAATTTTTTCTTCTACTTTAATTTTACCTTCATCAACTATTTTTTCAGGTACTTTCTTTTCCTTGTCTTTTAGTTTTTGATTGGTAATTAAATCAGACTCTTCAATAAGCTGTTCTGGCGTAGGATTCTCAACCCCTTTCTTAGCTAAGGACTCTCTTACTTCTTGTTCGCTTGTGACAACTTTATCTTTTATTTTATTTTGCTCGTTGTCTCTTTCTTTAGCTTGGTTTATTTGCTCATCTACATCCGCAATTTTTTGGTCAATTTCTTCAGCTAAAGGACCCTCTAAATCTTTTTTCTGATCAATCAAGCGTTGACGCTGGTTCAACAAATCAGAAACTTCTAACATGTTGTCAGAATTAACTATTGTCCCTTTAGTTCTATTCTCTGCAGTCTGCATCGCATAGATTTCATCATACACTTCTTTTCCTTCTTGTTCAGTTATATTATTATTGTCTACTAATTTTTTAATAGTCCCCTCTAAATCATTTACATTTCTAGCCACATAACGAAGAGCGTCTGATCTTTTGTTTTTAGTTAATAAATTTTTTGATCCTAAAGCGGTTGTAGCTCCGAGAGTTAAAATTATTGTTTCTATTATCTCACTGTCTTTAACTTTACTTGACCTAACTTCTGTATCCACTACCTCATTAACCAAAGCGTTGATTCCTTTTTCCGAAAACAACACAGGTAATTCTTCTATTACAACTTCTTTAAAATTTTCTTTAGCTAAATCTTTGGCTTTTTGTTTTAATTGATCATTAGTAAATTTAGCTCCATCTTTTTTTACTGCATTAATTATAGCCGTTCTAAACCCTTGAAGACTAAATAATATTTTTTTGTTATCCCCCGCCAAAGCCGAGAATACACCATCTAAAGTAGCAATAGCGTTTCCAGCAATAGCTGCTTTATCTAAAGCTTCCTTTTCAGTTAGCCCTGCATTTATTAAATCTTGCTTCATATCCTCTACAGCTTGAGCAGCGGTGCTTGAATAGGAAGCTAATCCCATTCCAACGCTGGGAGAAACCCCAGCCGCTTTTGCAAATCTTTGACCCCCTTTTATTAAAGCAAAAAGATTAGCAAGAGTTTGCACTCCTCCTTGAAGTAAACTTCCTCCACTGAAATTGGTTTCAGAAAACTTAACATTTTTTGCGCGTTCTTTTATTAGCGCAAGCTTATCGTCTGAAATTATACCTATCATACTTACATTAGTAATAGGATCAATAACATCGCCTTCCTCTGTTACTATATACTCGTTGCCCCCCACCGTTACAGGCTTTCCTTCTGTGACACCCGATCTTTTTACGGGCCCTATTTCAATATCTAAAGCCTGACTGCTATCTAACAACATCTCGGTAATACCAGCTAAAACTCCTTTTTTATCTCCTCCAGCAGCTGCAATACCCTGATCTAGCAAAGATGTTACTACGGCCGCTGTATTAAGAGCAAAATCTGCTATTGTTGTGGGTATAGTTTTTGCGGTTTCTCCGAGTTCAGTTAACACTCTTACTGCCCCGCCTTTTTGTCCAGCGTTATATATTTTTTTTCTTCTTTCTAAATCCAAATCATAAGTAAACTCCTTAAACTTAGGAAACAGCTCTCCCATTTTGCCTAATATTTTAGTTTGATCTATTAGAGAGGTTTCTAATTTACGCTTTATGTTTAAAAGCTTCAGCTTATCTTTAGGGTCTGTTACTAATTGAAGACGTGAATCAATGGTGGCTATATCCTGTCTGAGATTATTCATTATCTCCATTTTATAAGAAAGAACGCGCTCAGAGTCTTTTTTTTCTTGTTCAAACTGAGCTCCCTCTTCGGTAGGCAAAGCTTCTTTTAAAAACTTATACGAGGCAGATTCTTCTCTTAAAGATTGAGCGGCCCATTTAGCGTAATCTTCAGCATCGATTGCAAGTTTTTCTAGTATTTTTTCATCTATAGAAGGCGGTGTAACTTCAACATCAACTTCTTCAGTACGCATAAGAGGTTTTAAAAGATTAGACTCTAAGTCAGTAACTATATCTTGAGACGCGTTGGTGGTAATATAACTATTATATATTAAATTTATATCTCCTTCTTCATTACCCGTAGTATCTTTGTTTCCAAATTTTCTCTCTCTTAATTCAGCATCTACATTTACGCCTTGAGTTTCTAAAAACTCTCTTTGTTTTTTAATTTCATCAGCGGAAATAGTTTGGGGATCTTCTTCTAAAACTTCGGGAATAACAAATGATTCTTCTGTAGTCTCAGAAACAACCTCTTGAGTTTCGACAGGCGGCTCATTAGTTGGTGTCTGGTTTTGCCCAAACACTAAATCTTTTTCTAAAACCTCTAAATCCCCAGGGCTAAACTCTTCTTCTGGAGTAACACTCTGTTCTTCAGCTATAACCTCCCCTTCAGGAGAGACAGCCTGATTGATAGATTTTTTTTTTAATAATCCTTGTGCTACAAATTCATCAAATCTGTCTCCATATTCTTGACGTAACTCAGATTCAGTTAATTCTAAACCATTCGGAGTAATGTATATTTCTTCCATTGGCGTTATTTTTTATTGTGTTTTGAAACGTCAAATGGAAGTCCTTTGGCAATAGAATTAAATAAGTCTTTTATCGCATTAGTAAATTTTTGTTTTGTTGTTCCATCAAAAGTATATTTATTGTCTAGTAAAAGCGTTCCTTCAAATATACCAGGAGCTTTTATTTCCAGCCCTTTGTTGGTGGGGGTAGACTGTATATTTAAATCCGGAAAATCCTCTTTTAAAATAGAAAACGCCGCTTCGGCACCTTGACTCATTGCTTTAGATCTTTCCAAAGGCGCATTACGGTACGTCAGGTAAGTGCCTACATCTAGTTTTTCTATAATGTCTTTTAACTTTTTGTTTCCCGCAGGAGTTTTTCCTAATACCGTAGCGGTTTCAAAATCCTTCTTCGATGTAATTTTTTGCTTTGTTTTACCAGCCGCAGATTGACCTTTGTAATTAGGGTTGTCTATAAATTGTGGCTCTACAGGCAACCCTTTGTCATCTAATTTTGTAGGGTCGTACTTAGGATTTTTAATTTTTCGAGTTGTAAAACCTCCTTCTTGTTTGTTAAAATCTTGTAACAATTCCTCATAAGAGCCTTTAACATTTGGAAAGAAAAGCTCCACCATAACTTCCCCTGCTTTGTTAGGATCAGAAATATCATACGGAGTAGTTGACTTTAAGCCGTCTTGATCTATTCGAGTTACAGTTAAAGTGTTCCCATCCTCAGACCTTACAGCGTCTTCTATTTCTGCTAATCCAGGAGATTTACCATATATAGCATTTGCCCCTACAATCATTGCATCAATAGAGGCTTGAGCTGTGGTAGGGTCACCTGATATTGCATTATCAATACTTTTTAAATACCCTATTTCTTTAGTCCTTAATGCCCTAGCGCTTTTATCAGCAGCTGTGTCCCTTGGTGGTTTTTGAGGAGGAAATTCAGTTCGCGCAGTCTCCTTAATATCAAGCTTGGTTCTAATTTGTTTAAGCACACCCATTTCAGCTTCTTTTTTCTGCTCATCGGTTATCTTGGGTTGCTGCTGACCGTTAACGGTTTCAAATAATATAGCGTCCTCAACCTTTCCAGTATACTCTTTACCTGTTAAAATGTTAGTATACCCTTCACCCTTTGTGTCTTTTGCTATTGGCTCTTTGCCTAGCGTGTCGTATAGCATACTAGCATAATCCATATCCGAAGCAAAGGTTGCCTTAATTTGAGTCATAATAGCTTTACCTTCTTCAGTGATACCCTCTTCTACTAAATTTCCTTTTTCATCTACCGCAAACATTCTTGCAAAAGCATCTTCTTTAGTTTTAATATCTCCAGTCATAATGACATCCACATAAGCTCCCGCTTGGTCAGCTAAATTTGTAGCAACATCATTTGACTGATACCTGTTAACATCTCTAGATATAATATCACCGGCTGCTCCTACATCCATCAATGAATATGCTTTGCCATCTATGGTTGCTACTTGTCCTGGTGTAGTTTTATCACTTCCTACTTTAGCAAGAAATGCCTCACCTGTGGTAGGATCCATATAATATCGAGTAGTGTCGGGATTGCTAAATGTTTCTACTTGTTTTAAAAATACAGCTCCTAATCCGCTACCTTGTATTTTCCCATTTTCATCCGGCTTCAAAGAGTCCATGTGTTTCTGATAATTCTCTTGGTACTTTTTAGAAAGATTAAAAAGTTTTTTTGTGGAAGAGCCCGCAGTGTTAGTTCTGGCGGTATATTCTTTTAATGTTATAGCTCCTGATTTTAAAAGTTTTTGATTTGCCAAAGCAACAGCTGAGGCTTGTTCGGCATAGTTGGCAATAATTTGATTCTGTCCAGCGTCTTGACCTTGAGGCTTGTCTGCTAAAGTTTCGAGATTAGTGAGGACTTCCTTGTCTATTTTTTCTTTCTTATCCGCACGCTCTTTAGCGATCCGATTCATATCATCAGTAATCCCTTGAGTAATACCTCTCCAGTCTATCTGATCTTCACCTTCTCTCGATTTATACTTGTAGTACGTTGCCATTATTTATTTTTTAATTACCTCCTTTAAATAAACCTGTGACTCCTTGAAATATGTTTTGGAATACCCCGCCTCCTTTAGATAAAGCGTCACCAGAACCATCAATTCCACCACCTCTGAGCTGATCTTGTAAAGCGTTCTGGTTAATCTTTAGGCCGCTGTTAGGAAGTATTTTGCCCGCATCAACTTGCCGAGCGGTTCTAGCTGCTTGTCTAGCTCCTTTTGAACCATATAGCTCGGAAGAAGCTGAAAGACCTGTGGCAGCTGCTCCTAGCCCTTGTATCCCCGCGCTGATGTTTGCTGCTTGATTTTTAGCAGCTTCCGCCGCCGCCTCTTGAGCTCCTTCGACTTCAGCTAAATCTAAACGGGCTCTAGACGTAGCTAATCTTGACTCTTCCTGCGCTACCGTTTGCTCTAATTTTTCTAAAGCATCTATTTGTCGGTCAGTAATGTTTTGTTCTCCTTGCTGAGCTCCTAACATTACTCTTCCCGCTACTGCTGCTGCACCTCTATCTGATTCTTGACCAGCTTGAAGTATCTGTTGGCCTTGTCTGGCCAATGAATCTCGTTCCCTTTCAAATGATTTAAGATTAATATCTAATCCCTTGTAAAAGTTTTTTTCTAATTCACTACGAGCAGCCGCCATAGCTTTATCGGCTTCTTGTTCTGCTTGTCGCTGAAGCTTTCCTTGTTTTGCTGCTTGAGCAAAATTCATTGCTGCTCCACCTACAGCTAATGTGGTTCCTATGATTGCTGTTGCTGCTGCCATATTATAATAATTTTATCATTTCTTGTGAGTAATTATCTGCTGCGGTGTATCCCAAGTTCTCATACGTTTTTATTAAACTTTTATTTTTTAAAAGAGCATAGCTGAATTTTTTGCCGCTATCCTTGCAGATGTTTGTTAATGTTTTAATGAGTAATGTCAAAGCCTCTTTTCGATGTGGTTTTTTCTTATACTCTTTATTAGATATAATCCAGTCTACCCAAGCTACTTGTGAATTAGTCATATATATAAATCCTGCACATACAGGTATGTTTTTATCTAAAACCATTACGCCACCTTTACCGTTATCGGGTAAAAATGCAGGAACTGGAGCCGTCCATTTCCAATCTCGCCACCAGCCTACAAGAACTTCTTCATAGTCAGTGTCGTTCAATGGTCTTATGTTAAATTCCATTTGTTAACAAAGATACTAATTTTTAAGGATTGCTTTTCATCACCTGAGACTCTACAGCAAACAGCTCAGTTGGTATTGTTGCTGTATTCTGTAAGACGAATTTCATATAGTGACCCAGGACTCCATGAGATTCTGCTTCTTGATTTTTTATGTAAAGGATAAAAGAGTCTTGAAGGGTAGGAGCAGCGCCTCCAACTACTGTGGCGTCAGTGGTAATTCTATTGATGCCATTAACTAAATCTATTTCAATAGCGGTAACCGTGCCAATAAGTGTAGGGCCTGTATAAGGTGGGTTGGCTGAATATAGATTATCTCCAATACTTATAATATTTCCTATGTTTATGGAAGTTGCAAAATTAATAATAGGATTGTTAACAGTTCCAGTTACCGAAAGACTTTGTGCAATACCGTTCATAGATCTCAAAGCATATTCAGTTAAAGCGGCAGGGTCACCGCCTGCAGTTCTAATATACGCAAACCAATCTCCTTCTTTTTGGACAAACCAACTAAAGTCAATAAGCCCTGTGTTAGGAAGGTCTGTTTCTAATGAAGCAGACCATGCAGAGTCTGATTCTAAATTTAAAGTTTTAAATACTTTATTACTTAAAGGTTCATCATTAAAAACGCTCGTTATCTCTGATATACCCTGAATGCCATAATAATTATTTCTAACTGTATTGGTGTTGTGTTGGTAAATATTCCCGCCTGAAAATGAATATAAATAATTATTCATACCCACCATATACTCAGGATAATAAGAATAAAAAGAAGGCCATCCATTAGATGTTTCACTATAAGTTAAAGTATAGTCAGGCATAATAAAAAATTTAGATATACAAATTTACTAAAAATAACTAACCACTTTATCGCCCCATCCATGCGATTGACTGTAAGGCCACATCAAATATCTAAGAGGTTTAGCCCCAACTATGCTTCTAGATATATTCATATAGGCCACATTAGATGATTTAAGGGCGTTTATTTCGTCTTTTGTTATTGTGTCGTGGTAAACTACCATCCCGTTATTATCTTCCATTACAAGCGCTGCAAATGCAGTATCTTCATATAAGAAGTCATGCTTGTTTAATTTTATATGATATTCTTTTGACTCATGGTAGATAGAGTCTCCTTCCATTCCAGGGGGAGGCAGGTTTTGTTTACACCTGTGGGTTATAGTTTGATCTGCAAACTTTACCCCAGCATACAGCTCATACTCTTCTAATGTTCTTACCTCACCAAGGCCATATTCTTTAAAAGTGTTTTTATTGCAAGGTGAACAAACTTCTCCATTGACACCTAATAGTTGACGGGCCCGGGCTTTTGAAGCGGAGTCTCTATCAAACCATCTACTATGATCATCCCAATGCTTTGACCTTCCCTCTCTAGTATATTCATGCCAAACCACAGGTTTGTGGGGTGCAAATAAATCATAGCCATGAGTAAAAGCTCTTACTGAAATAGATATTTCTTCTCCATAAAAATACATAAGAGGATCATGAGGAACCTCCTTACAAAACTGTCCTAATGTAAATGCAAAATGCCCTGAGTAAAATCTTGAAGGAACTGGAGCCGTAGTTTTTCCCATTGCATAAGGATGAAATAAAGCTACACCATCATTCCAAACATTAATTTGCATACCATAAGCTGTGGTGTCTCTAGGCTTAGTGGTATTTAATTCATAAGCTGGACAATAAGAGGTCAGTAATGGTTTTTTAAAACCCTGCTTTTGTAGTTTTGTTAACGTGTTTATACATTCCGTGTCCCACCCAGTTTCAAAACGATGATGAGAATCTAAATGAAGAGTATAATCTTCACCATTATAATGTCTTTGGATTTCACTTCTCGCCCAACAAGTTCCTTGAGAGTCTTGATAAGGAATTTGTATGACGGTAAATCGTCCGTCATCAGCAAACTGATCTAAGCGGTCCCACTCATCTTCCTCTGCATATTGATGAGCAATGCATATTTTTAAATTCTCAGGTTTATGAGCCGTTTCAATTAGATCCTTTATAGTGGGAATAAGTTCGGGGTCGCGATAGCTAGCTATCTGCACAAATATAGATTTCATTAAATTTAATTTTATATACTAAGATACTAAATTAAATTTTAGAACAGAGGATTGAAACTTCCTTGCGTACACAAACTGTTGTTACAACCTTGAGAAGTAATTATTTGAATCAAGTCAGCGTTCTTAGCCCCTAAATCTGTGCCTTGTACTGTTCCACACAACACTTGACCAGCGGTAGATCTAAAGTAAATTACTGTTCCGTTTGATAAAGCAGAAGAGGACTCAACTCTATAGTATAGTAAATTACCACATGATAACACAAAATAAACATTGGTAGGCGCATCTTCCGTTATTGTCCCTTCTAGTCTTACTGTAACACTTGAACTTTGGGTTATGCTCGTAGGATTGTAAATAACGTCGGCGCCTGTTATACTAAAGCCTGGATTTACTGATATAGCAGTGTTAAAAGGTGAATTTCCTCCAGATGGTATAGCCAAAGGTGATGCACCAGTAGTTGAGGAATTTGTTCCTGACCCTGTTATTGTGTAACCCACACCTTCAGTGCTTCCTTGAATATTATTATCAAATGATGTTATAGTAGCTGTTACATTTTGCGGTGTGCTGCTGCATACAGTAGCCGCTCCAAGTGTAACACCATTCCAATATCTAGATATTTTAGTGCCCGATGTAGTAACAGCATAAGTTCCACCAAGCGCAGGTTGCGAGCTTACACATCCATCCGATGAAAATAATTTAGTGGCTGCAGAAAAATCATTGTTGTCAGCAAAAGTAACTCCAAATCCACCAGTGGGACAAACATTAGTGCTAGAATTATATTCTACTTGATGAACAAAACAAGTAGCAGGAGGATTACAAACATTACAATTATCTGACCTATTAGTTATATTATTGGTTGCTGTCTTGAGTCCTGAAGTTCCTGTAATTTTATAACACGTACTTCCACCGTCTAGTTTAACCGCACTCCCAGTAGCGGGAACTGCTCCATCGGTTCGCACAATTATTTCTGCGCCTCCATCACAAGGTTCTGCAGTGTAATAATCATAACCTGTAGGCTCAAAAGGAATGTCGTGAACACAAGTTCCAATTTGTGTTGCACCACCTGAAAAATTCGCAGTTTCTAATCGTGCACACACTTCTCCATAAGGGTCTGAGCTATAATCTCTATAAATACTTTGACCGTCTGAACACCTATTAAATGTACCACTGCCAATAACTCTATACGTTGCACAAGCAGATACATCAGGGCAGAAATTTATTATTGTATTAGTAGTAGGAGTAGTAGACTGGCTAACTAACTTATAACACCCTGCAATTTGTACACCCCCGCTTGTTTGTATTTCTACATTATCATTCACTTTAAAACTCGAATTCATTAGAACATGATATTCTGCATTTGTAGTATTCTCTCGAGCTAAGAAAGAAGTGTTTGGTGGTACAGCCACAATACAAGGCGAAGCTCCAGTAGTACAACCTGTGTAAACGGCTTCTCCTGCTAAATATTGTATATCAAAGGTAGTAGCTGATCCTACCCTTTGACTTGTTATTTCATAACACGTATTAGATATTTTAACTGACTGACCCACTACAAAACTAGTTCCATCGGGAGCTTGAATTATTTGAGTAATGTTAGGGTTATTACACTCTTGAGCGTTCCAATATGTATAAATGGTTGGAACTGTAGGACAAGCACTAGCAGCAGTTAAAGAAATGCCTGCTTCAATTAATGGTATATTATTTACGGGAGTAGTTACAGGCTGAGCATTATTGTATATATAATAAGCGTTATTAAAAGTATTAACTATATATAATCTCTGTCCTGCAGTAGGCGTTAATGAACTGTAAATTTTAGTAGGGACGCCCGTATTAGCAGAAATAGGACACAAATCTAATTCATAATACTCAGCAGGCGGCGGTGGTATAACAGCACATTTGCCTGTAATAACATTAGTCGTGCTATTTACTGCTTTTTCATTTATAAGCCAACAATTAGAAGAAATATCCGTAGTCACCTCTTCACCCACGGTAAAATTGTTATCTAGAACAACGTGATCAATTATTGAGGTTACCTTATCTGTTACTTTAAAAGCATTGTTGGGATTTGGAGTAGGATCCGGTGATGGTTTAGAGCAAGAAGGACAAGGTTCTGCGGGTAGTAATATACCACCTACTTGTTGGCGCGCAGTTACTCCACCCATTTGATAATAACCATCGGGAGCAAACGTCGTTAAGGCCGCATCTGTATATACTGCAGTAGCATCCGCAAAATTAAATGTGTCTATATGGTATATTCCAGCTGTTGCCATTGTGTAAAATTAATTAATTTTTAACATGTAAAGAATGAGATTACTCGCCCGTCACTACCTATTTGCACCCATCCTTCCATAAAATCTTGGATTGCGAACTTGCTTCCAGCTGGAGGCGCTACAAATCCATAATATTTATTATTCCCATTGAAAGGTAAATTGAAATCTCTGTCTGAGAAAAATAAAGTATTATTAGCAAATAAATTCGCAGCAGTAGTAATAGAAGTAAATACAGGTGCAGCGCAAAATACTGTATTGTTACACGTTAAATTAGCAGGAGTATCAAAGCCTCCATCTTGATTCGTGTTAAACATCCATACAGGATTATTTGTTAAATCGCTTGGACAATTTGTTGCATCTTTACACGAAGAAGCTTGACCTACTATTTCTCCATTATTACCATTACCCCAATTAATTTTTTCTATTGTAGCGCATTTTCTTATAGGTATATTTGAGCCGCTTAAATTTATTTCATCATAGTAAACAACATCCCCTACACTTAATACTCCAAGAGAAGCACTTCCCGACAAGAAAATTCTTGTACCACTACTACCGCATTGTATTGCTGCATAATATTTTTCTTCACAAGCTGTTCCTGCCGTCACTGTTCCATTAGTACCCACTGACCTTACAGGTATGTTTGAAGCACAAACGACACTTGAATCTCCCCCTCCTACAGTCTCCTCTAATTGCACTCCATTACATGCTAGCCAAGTAAATGTATTGGCTGTACCTCCGCAACTCACACCTGCTGTAACAGTACCTGTTCCAGGGGTAGTTGTAGGCACAGTGGTTGAACATACGTCTACCGAATCCCCAGCCGGAAGATTTGCTATAAAATCAGGATTGCCATCACAATTAGTAAAATCAATACGAATTGAATCTGCGTTTGCTCTAACATCATAACTCGTACAAGTAGATGGTGATGCTAACGTATAGGATATACATCCTATGGGAGCAGCTGTTGGCTCCGGTGTAGGAAAGGGCGTTGCTTCTACATTACACCCTACACAACATACATCATTTAAATCTACTGTTGAATAACATAATTGTACCGCAGTTGAATCCCTGTAATCATATATTAAATATAAATTATCATTAGTAGCCCCGCTTGGCATAGTAAATGTAGCAGAAAATTCTGGCGCATTATTTTGAAGCGGTGTTACATTAGTAGATGCTGCTAATAAAGAAACTATATCGGAAGTTATATTACCATAAACTGTTGCTGATCTTAAAAATCTAAAGTTGTTTGTGTTAGGCTGAAAATCATAGTCATCAAAATTAATTTTATTACTTATGATTGTCACCTTGGCGTCATCATCTGGGATAACCCCCGCTCCTTGGCTTCCAGTTAAACTTAAATATTGACTTACTAATGGATTTTCTTTCCCACTTTTGAACTCCATTAATTCACTGTGTAAAGGAGAATTAAACAAACCATCTTGCCATCTATATTCATTATGAATAAATTTACCTTTATTGGCATTACTTCCAATACCTACTTGAATAATAGTTATGTCGTCGGGTGTAGGACAATTTACTGTAATCTCAATAGTATCTTCAGTTATACTATTAGACGAAACTTCAACAGTTATATTTTCTGCATATACAGAGTTTTTAGCTACAGTTAAAATTCCATTTATAGATGTAGTTACACTAGTAGTCGTTCCATTATATAAAGCTGTTATAGTATAAGTGTTGTTTGAAGTAGAGTCATCTACAACTATCTCATTTCCGGTTGAAGCAGTTGAATTAGTCTCGGTGATAACATTAACCAAACCAGCGCTAGGGTTGGGTGTATTCGCTTCAGTGATAACATTGTTATTACCACCGCTAGGAATTACATATTCAATCTCTACCGTCCCTACTTCTTGTGTTACATCCACACAATAAGATATAGTTTCGCCTACAGGTATAGCTATATCTCTAGAACTTCCACATAAATCACAATTTCCAACAAATGGCAAAGTTATACTGTTGGCGGATAAAACATATTCATTCATATACGGATCAAATCCACCCAACTTTTGAGCATCAAAATTATCATGGAATAAGTCTCTAAACCAACCTCGCATGCCTAATTCAGAAATAACAGTTAATGACTCTTCATTATAAGCGCCACCTTTTAACTGTATAACAGCTCCTCTTTGTTCATCTGTAAAAAACTTGTCGGCTCCAAAAACCGCAAAGCTTTCAGGGTTTCGACTAATACCAAACTCTTCTATTCGAGATATTTGCTGCCCTAATACTTCTGGGACGGAAGTAAGGTTGCCTGATCCCCCTGCATCAGTAAGCAAATCTTTGCCAGCTAATACGTAAGAGATTTTATCCTCTTGCAAAGTAAGTATATCTGTTTTTCTAGCATGAAGCTTTTGAATAGAACCAAAAGAATCTTCAAGTGGCTTAAAATTAGCTAATCCTAAATTAAACTCATTAAGTTTATTTACATTACTTTCATCGTTAAATACTCCACTATATGTTAAATCAGCAAACCTATGAGCCTCTTTATAATCTTGCCCTGATGTTGTTGTCACTCTATTTCCTAAAGCTAAAGCTTCTCCTTTTACAGAGTCTCTTATAGTATAACTTTCTACACCATTACCAAATGAATAACAATTAAAAAATCCAGTGTCTGATACCGCTGAAGTTTTTGTTTGAACATTTTGCCAACCGTAACTGCCTTGATGTTCTCCATTAGCATTGACCTCAAAATTAACATCATTTTCATACCATATATCAGGGGGTGCGTCAGAAGGAATTGTTTCAAAAACAACCACTCCTCCTTGATCAGCTCTTTGCACTGTAATTTTCATAAACACAGAAGACGAACGCCCCCCCGCATTGAAAGGTCCAGACTTACAACTTTGTGTACCAGTTGCTAACAACCATTTAGACCCATCATTAGCGTTAAAAAATTGATACGAATTGGTTCCTAAAGCAACAGGAATAAATGGATTTTTATCAGTGCTGTTTATGGTTTCAGGTGGTACACTGACATTTAATCCCGTAGCAGTTCCATCTATTGGAGTTCCTGAAATATAAGTGTTCGTAGTTTGACTGCCGTCTCCGTTATCTACTATACTATTTTGTGTAATTAAATCTCCTATATTATCACCTTCAAACCATGCTTGAAAATTTGCATAATCTGTTGAAGCAAATAAATCTGGAGACTCATAAGTGTTATACCTATATTCACACCCACCTAAAAAACCGCCTCTTAAACCTTCTCTTCGTTGCTCTATTGTAATGTTAATTTGACTATTAACTGGAATAGTATAATCTATAAATTTTGCGGTAGGACTAGCATTTGGATCTAAGTTTGGAACATTTACCAACGCACGCCCCACGGGGAAACCTTTAGATTTTTGCAAACGTGGAAAAGTCGAGGTTACAGGTGTATTTGCTACTGCGCTACCACCCACACTAGTTGTTTCAGTTATATTAAATCCACTAGGAACCATTTCCATGTAAGGCCCTGCTGGGAGATTAATGTAATATCCTACAGCAAATGGGTCTTCTGGTGGTTCCTGAGTGTAAGTTGTAGTGTCAAAAGGGTTTCGTATTTTTAAAAAATTAGAAGACTGTACTTGTTTGTCCGTTACCACAGCTTCAACACATTGCTCCACTGCTCCTCCGCTATCTCTTTTGACTATCAGTCTTTGACCCGCTTCAACTTTGGCTGCATTTTCTCCTTCTAATAAAAAGAAATAACTATTGCTTTGAGGATCTTTAAAAAATATTTCACTATAAATTGTTTCATAAGTTGACTGATCTGGTTTAAGAACAAACTTATAATACTTAGCCCAGAATGGAGCTCTTTGCGCCCAAGGTATAGTTACCTGTATTTGGTTTTGTGTGACCGAATTAGTACAGGGAATTTGGATAGTATTATTGGGACTAACTAAAGCAGTAGAAGAGCGCAAAAACTCATCCATATATACAACGCCCACCTCATAACCTCTATTACTATGTAAACTTTTTGGATTAGATACAGTAGTAAATTGGGCAGTTAAGGAAATATATTTGTAATACTCATACCACCCTCCGGTTGGAATTGCAGGGTCCGTTACATATCGCATTGCCGGTAATTGCAGTTTTATACTTGTAGTAGCTGGTGTATTGTCTACAATTTTTATGGGCTCTCCTGCAGCAGTAATCCCACTAGAAAATTTAGTTACTGTTCCTGAAGAAGTGGTTTGAGTAGTAGGAATAAAACAATTTACAAAATCTGTTAAAGTAAATCCCGAACATGAAGTAGGGTTTACCGTATCATAAACGGGTTTTATATTAGAGGCTGTACCGATAGATTCTTGAAAATCTGCAGCTGCAACCAAGTCATATATAGAGGTGTAGTCTTGAGGTAAAGTATAAGAAAACTGAACCTCTACGTTTTCTGTAGTAGTGGTAGGTTGACTAGCTGTTGGATCATATTTAGAATGTTCAAACGTAAAATATATAACAAAAGAAGTTCCTGCTTTTAGTTGGGTAAAAGTATCCACACTAGAAAAATCTACTTTAGCTATCGAATTAGGAATTGTCTGAACACTTCCAAAAGTATAAGATCCAGCTTCTAGACTTGTCGTTAAAGAAAAATTTTGAATTTGGTTTTCTATTAAATTAGTTAAAAATTCTAATTTAACCGGGTTGTTAAATATATCTTTTAAATCATAACCCTCAACATAATTACCATAAACTAATCGATTGCCCATCAAAGTTTGACCCAGTGCTTTTACAGGAACATTGTCGTAAAGACGAAGTAATTCTGTTGAAGGGAGTACTGTAAATATTTTACTATTGTCAAACGTAAAACTATAATTTGTGTTATCAGCAAACCCTTGAAGGTCTTTAGATAGCTTATCTACTATTTTAACAGTGCCATCGGTAATTTCTTTATATAAAATTTCTATGTTTTTAACTAACGCACTTCCCGAATTAAATTGAACATTCACTCCAGTTACTGTATTCACCATGCCTTCATTTAAATTTGTGGCATAACTGTAGTTATAATTGTTTGGATCAAACGCAGGCTCTGACCATTGAGATGTAGCGGAAAATTCACCGTTAGCGTATTGATAACGATATGCAAAACAAATAAATCTAGTTTCTAAAAAATCATCTAAATTATTTATTTGTTGTTTTAAAGTTAAAACTGGCGCAGTTACTGGGGGTTTTTTAATAACCATAAACTCCTCAGCAGTTGTTTGATCTATGTCAAATAAAGGGTTGGGATAATTTTGCGTAACATTTATAAATCTCGGGGGATTTATATTATCTGTAAAAAACAATAAATCCTCTACTAAATTAATTCCAGTAACTAAATGCTTTGGATTAAAATTAAGGGTAGTATTTCCTCCAAATCCATCATCAATACTAATTATGTGGTAGGTTAAATTTTTTGTAGTTGGATTAAAAGAAACAATCATATCTATTTTTCCTGTATTTCCTACCGAAAAAGCAGGGTCGTGTACAAACCAATAGATTCTATTGTTTTGTCCATCTTCAAAAGCCCCGATACACCTTGCTTGATTACTTAAAAGTACTGCTCCAGTAACACTGTTTGTTTGCTCATACTGCAAACTTGTCATTTTAGTATTACCTTTTGAGTTTTCAACTGATCCTATTTCAGAATCTTCAGTAGAACCTAACCTAACATTTAATGCGTCTATATACTCTCCATTCGGTACAAGCCTTTCGTCGAGAGACTTGTTCATCCTTCCCGCGATAAAATTTCTTTGTAGGTTTGCCATTTTATTTAATCCACTTATTCTCTCCTCGTAGATTCATTAATAGCCTACCAGGGTGAATATTACTTATTCTTATTTTTGCGTTTCTTAATAAAGAACTTTTATCTTTTCGCGCTCTATTTATTATATATTCCTGTACTCCAAATTTGTTATTTAATATTTCATATTTTATGTAAGCATATAAAAAATCTTCAAATAGTTTATTTACACTAACTAATGAATCATTTCCACCTTCCATGCCATCAGCTATATATTCTAATATACATTGCTCGTTAGCCATTGTAGAATCAAAATTTATTACCCCCGATTTTTTGTCTATTCGAAACGTAGGATTAAAATTTGCTGTTTCAGTATTTAGCCCATACCGTGCTCCAATATTATAATCTTTCCATGCGTCAGGATTTTCTGAAGCTATATCTGATGCATCATTAGAATTATTTTGATTTAAATATATACTTTGCTGTGACCCATCTATTCTTTGCGTATCTAAAGTTGAAGTAGTAGTTTGTATAGTACCATCGGCATTAAAACTTAAAGAACCCGAGGAGCTCTGTAAATAAGAGACCGCAGCATTAACTTGAATATTTTCTGTTAGAGGCCTTAAATAGCCATCTTTATACAAAGAGATACGCACCCAATTTACATAATCTGAAGGAAGAATGAATTTTAAATCATCAAACACCTTCATTTCTAAAGCTTTTATTTCTTTAAACGCATCGTAGTTTAATTCTTGTATTCCTCTCTTTGCATGAAATAATATTTTATATCGCTCTTCGTTATTAACTAAAGAGTGGTTTCCAGAGTACATCAATAAAAAATTATTAACAATATCTGTTAAGGGAACATACTGGTAAGACCCCCAATTAGCATTTGATGGCGATACACCTGCGTTTTCGTAATATTGATATTGAGATAAATATGCCATTAGTTTTCTTTTTGTTCTTCCATTTGTTCTTGTTCTGCACCAAACTGTGCCTCTTGAATATCTCTGATAGACATTCCGGCGTATTGTAATATCTTGAACACTAAAGATGTTTCATCATCCCTAGATAACTCAAAGTCTTGAAAATCTGCATTACTTTGGTTGAATGCAGGTTCTCCATTAGCTACGTTTAAATACGTCCAATTAGGATCTTTAGGATAGCGAATATATTGTGCTTCAATATCTGTAGCTCCATTAAACTGAGCAGGGAATATTGTTATAAATGCTCCTTGTAATGTATATGCTGGATATGTAAGTGTTGGTGATGTTAAATTAGAACCGTTTAAAAGAGTTATATTGCTATTGGATACCTTTTCCGCTTCTCCTTGATACACACCTCCACTAGAACAAAGAACTTTATTTATTAAATAATAGTCGTCCCCTGTTGTGCTTTGAGATGGTAAAAAATATTGGTTAAGTAAATTTTGAGTTAAAGTTTTAGTTTCCGAAAATAAATCTATAACCTCTTCGTAACCCTTTCGTATGTCAGCATATCCCGACCCTACCATTCTAGCGTTTTCTTGATTAATTAATTGATTATACTGATAAAAATAATCATCAAAAATATCAAGTTGTGCTTGCTTTGCGAATAAATTAAAATCTTGTGGTGATATATAGCCGTAGTTATTTTTATTAAGGACGGCTAAAACTGTATTTCTTACAGAATTTATCATTGTTATTCTTTTACACAAAGATAAGTAAAAAAAAAAGAGGTCAATTTTTCATGACCTCTCTTGAATTAAACTATAAAAAATGAAATAAAGAATTAAGAAAATACTGTAACTGCTATACTCGTAACAGTCTCTCCATTAGGAAGTGCTACGGGAACTACGGCATTTGTCCAGCTTGTTTGACAAGCAGTTTCAATAGCAGCGTTAATAGCTGTAACCATTGCAAACGTACTGCCCACTGTAACTAGTGCATAGTGATGTGAAAAAGATGCTGTACTATAAATTCTCATTGCGGTTGCGCTTGTTCTTTCAACGAATAATCCTTCGCCAATCGGGATCATTTCATTTCCCGCTCCTGTGGTAATCTGTATATATTTTGCCATGTTAAAAAATTTATGGGTTAAACAAAAAACAAATATACGGAAAATAAAAACACACTTTATTGCATGTTTTTAGCCAATCCCGATAAATGCTTCAATACTTCTACACCATCTTCCGATTCAAAAAAAGAAGCTACCATATAAATTGGATCTTCTCCATAAGGTACATTTAACATTTTCTTCTTATTAGAAGGAGTATTAAACCACACCTCTTTCTTTTGATTTCTTAACTGTAGAATGTTTTTATCAAAAAAACCTTGTATGGTTGCATTCATTTTAAGCATTGGATCTTGCAGTAGCATCATAAAATCTTTAGGCTGATTTTTTGCAAAAACAAGAATATCTCTTCTCAGCTCCGCCGTCGTCGTTCTGGTTACGTCTTTCTTAAATAAAACTCGCCCAACATTTTCCACTTGATCAACTGTCAGTTGCCTTGCTTCAATTAAAGCATCTACTTCTAAATTTAAGTTTTCTACAACATCAGAAGCCTCCTTTGCTTTATCTACCTCAACATAGATTCTTCCTTTGCCGGGGTGATATTCCAAAAATTTTTGTAGTACCTGATTTTCTTTACGGACAGTTAAAAATCCATCCTCAAACACAATAGGCTCTATAATAGCATTATCGTCTTGCTCATCTTGAAATGGTGAGTTTTGATTCCTCGCATACCTTAATGCTTTATTGATTCCTTTTTTTTCATCAAACCATAAAAGCGGAAATCTTTTAGTATGTCTCGACGCTAAGGTTAATGATAAAGGCGCTGTTTCGCGCATTAGTTTGTAGATTTTATCTACGTATTTTGTAGTAGTTTTCATTAGATTAAATTTAAATTTTATAAAAAAAGGGGAGCCCGTAAGCTCCCCAGAAAAAACAATTATTAACTATTCTTGAAATATAAAGAAGTTGTTAGCACCTAAAGTACACACAGCTCTTTCTGACAAGAAGTTAACTTGCATGTTATCCACATCACTTGTTCTTGCACCACCAGCAGAACCAGTAATCCAAGTTTTGTAACGTCTGTCTTCAGTTTCTGAAGCTCTATATCTAACATGTAAGAAAGGTCTTTTAGCGTTTTTACCAAGAATTTGATCATAAACACTTGTAGATCCAGCTGGTACAAGTAGTCCGTTTACACGTCCTGATCCTGCTCCTGTTGGAAGTCCACCCCTCATAGTAGGGTCATTTAAATATTTCCAGTCAGTTTTATAGAAGTCATAACCTCTTCTGAATCCAGAAAAACCTAAATTTAAAGCCATTTCTTCATCATTGTCAAATAGACCGTATGATGTACCACCTGCTCCATAAGAATTTTGAGCAGCTAACATATCATCAATATCAAAAGCAAATTGTCTGTCAACGAATATTACGTTTTCTTCAATTGCTCCTTGCTTATCAAGTCTACTAATTACATTGTCAAAGTCAGCTAATGTAGTTGGGTTTCCACCATCCCAGATGTTACCTCTTTGTTGTACGCTATAGAAGATACCATCAGATCCTGCTCCAGGATTTGCTGCACCACCTGCGCTTCCAAGGATTGCTGCAGCACCAGAGTTTTGCTCTGCAGGTACAGCTTCAATCATTGCAGTTTCTAAATAATCATCAAATCTTAGTCTTGTTTCATGCTCAGATTTTAAATACCAAAGGTATCCTGTAGCTCTATCTTCAGTAGTAATTTCTACCCATCCAATTTGAGCCATATCTGATCCAGACACATTGTAAGTATCTTTAATGATAATAGGCTTATTGTCAAAGATGAAGTCGTTAGATTCAAGAGAACCAACCATTCCAGCAGTTCCTTTCTTAAATTCTGATCCGTAAATAAATACAGTAACATCAGCGTTAGTTAATCCTGTTCCTGAAGTTACTAATCCACCAGCCTCATAAAAATCCGCAGTAAATCTACCTCTACCACCGGCTGCGTTATCCACAGCACTAACTACTGCTTTGTTAGAACCTGAGCCATCGTTTTGAACAACAACTATAGTTTGTCCTACTCTGATAACTTGCTCTGCTGCAGTTGGGTCTAATGTATCATTTACTTGAAAAACAACTTGATCATCTGTTGCAGATCCCGTTGAACCTACTTGAGTGTATTTAGTGTGTAATCTACCTTGTTCTGCCCATTTAATAAGGTCAGAATTGGTAGGCATCTCAGCTCCAACCATTCTAAGGAAGGATGAGATAGTTCTGTTTCCATAACGCTCAAACTCTTTTTCATAAGTATCAGGTAGATACTGATTCAAAAAGTCAAAATTAGTTATGTAGTTTTCCGATGTTGGAATTCTTTCCGAACTCGGAGTCAACGCAAATGTTGGAGTCGATTTTACTTGTCCAGCCATAATATATAATTTTTAATTAATTTTTAAATTTAACTTCGTTTAATACTTTTAATTTTCAGGCCTCTACTCGAAGGTTGAGATACTGATTTAACTTGCATTCCTCCTTTAGTTGAAACCTCCGGTGCTGTGCGCTCTGTCATATTTATATTTTTAGTCTTACGCATAACATCTTCAGTCGCATTAGATTTGCCTTGATCATAAAAGAACTGAGCAAACTTTTCAGGATTCATTGCTATAGCTAAAGAGCGGTGGTATCCTTCTGCATCACTAAGCATTCCCGAGTCATCCAAAAATTTATTTACAAAATTCATTGGAGTATCTTGGACTTTCCTTAACTCAGCTGGGCTACCAGGAGAAAATATTACTTCTGAATCATCTACCTTGAATTTAAAACCTTTAAACTCGGTATTAAATAACTCATCGCTTTTTTTCGCAAACCACTGAGACTTGCGGTTACTTTCTTCTTGTTGCGTTTTAGCTTCACTCATATATTGCTTATAAGCTTCATATTCTTTTGAGGGCGGGGCTGAACTTTCTCTTGACTCAAGAGGCTGTTTGTATATTTCCTGCTGTTCTCTAAAGAATTTTTTAGCTTTGGCAATATCTTTTTTCTTTGCTAGTTTGAGTTTTTTTATAGCTGCTGGCTCGTCAACCTCTTCATCGTAGTCATATTCTTCCATTAAGGAATCAATGTCTTCAGGGTCTAAACCTTCTTCAGTTATAGTTAAATACTCTCGAAGCAAAGAGTCAGGATTCATGTTAGAAAAATCTTGCTGTAACTTTACATAATCTTCTAAACTTCTTCCTGTTTCTTTTTTATATTTAAAATAAGCAGCTACATCTTCGGGCAGAGGCTCGGCCTCTTCTCTTTCAGCTGTAAGTTCCTCTAAAGAACTAATCTGCTTACCATATCTTTTTTCAATAAATGAAAGAACATCTGTTTCTTGTATTTGCGGAGGCTCACTTTGTTCTGTCTTTGGTGTTTCCGTTTCAGGTTCTTTAACACTTTCGACAGGCTCTGGTTCGCTTACCGGCTCTTCTGTTTTTTGTTCAGGATCAGAAGATACATCTTTAACTACCTGTTTTTGTTCTGGCTTATCATCAAACTCTAGCTTTTGCTGAGCTTCATGTTTATCTAAAAGCTCTTGTTCTATTTGCTGTTTAGATTTTTCAACCACATCGGTGACTTCTCTTACTTTTATGTCCATTTGATTAGATTTGATTTATAAAACAAAATTAATAAAAAAAGAAATACGTTTTTTGCTACCTAGGATTAAACTCCGCAAGGTCAAATCCGTCCATAGAATCTTCATTTGACTCAAAGTTTTTAGGCGGTAAATTGTTTTTTCTTTGGTTAATTAATTGAGATTGTTCTGTATTTTGTTGACTAATTCTTTTACTTTTAGCCTCTTCTCTAGCCCCTTCTCTAAAAGCTAAAGCGTTTTCAGATACATTTCTAAGTTGCTGATTATAAGCAAATTCCTGTTTCATAAGCTGAGCTTTAAGATTTGCTTCATTATTTTGTTTCTCTATCTCAAAAGCAATTTCAGCTTGCTTCACTTTCATTTCAGCTTGCGCCTCAAGTTCTATTTTTTGTACCGCTACTTGAGCAGCCATCTCTTGAGATTTAAGTTGTTGTTGAGAAATCATAGCTTGTTTTTGCATTTCTCTTTTTTCGTCAGCTTCTTGTTTAGATTTTCTTTTTACTTTTAATAGCTGATTAGCTAGTTTGAGATTTTTAATTTCACGAATATCAATCGCGTCTTCAAGATTAATATCTTGTTTGGATAAAGCCATTTGTATATTCTGCTCAAGCATAGCTTTTTGCTCTTCATCGGGAGACAACTCAATAAACACCCCAAAGTCATAGATGTAAAGCTGAGAAATTTCTCCTAATATGCTCACGTTATACTTTCCTATTTTATTTATAAAGTCATCTTTAAAATCTGAAAACTCTAATATATCAGCCACCCTATACGTTAGCGCTTCAGCTAACGTGCGATATATGTAAAGACTTCCGTCTAATATATGGCGGGTAGCTGTGTTTGAGTTGAGTGCCGCTAATTTTTGTACACCCACTAAAGCGTCTGGGTTTGGGGTGGAACCGTCTCTAGCTTCATTTAACCCTGTAACTGATCTAATCATATCCAAGTAATGATTATAATTTGCTATGAGCATTTGAGTTTTTGAGGCCCCTGAATTACTTGTTAATTGTTGAATAGGAGTACGCCCTTGATTATACTCTCCCTCTTGTGTGTAACTACGGCCAACGACGCTACCTGTTTGAAAATAAAGCCGAAGTGCATCTTCAGGATTATACGCGGCTCCTGTGCCTAAATCAACCTCATTTAAACCATCAGCATCTATATATACACCATCCGGAACTACTCGAGCTATTACTTGTTGTAGTTTAAGATGTGTCATTTGAATTAGATCTGCAAAAGGAATCATTCTTCTTACTAAAGATTCTATTACCCCCTTATACATTCTAGGCGCAACCGCAACATAATTAGGTAAAGCATGTTGAGATGAAGACTTAGGCCTTACCATGTTTTTTGCAAGTTCCCATTTTAAGATTATGTTAGTCCCCATGACCATAACACCATCATACCATACATCAATAGTCTTTTCTATTTTCTCAAACTTACCTTCTTCCAACATTTCTTCTGGTGGATTAAAAGTATCATCTTTTTCAATCATTCTACTAGACCCTGTATCTGTAATCTTTTTTTTATAAACCATTTTTTTAGTGGTCTTATAATTAAAATACATTAAAGTACAAGTATCTCTATAAAATATATCATTCTCATAATACTGAGCAGTATTAAAGTAATCGTACCAGCTTTGGCTATATTGAGATATTTTTTCTAAATCTTCTCTAGTTAATGTAGGGTCTATTTTTATTAACTCGCTTATTCCAACCGTTTTTATTTCCCCCCAGTAAAAACAATCTTTAAAGTAAGGATCTTCTGTATAACTATATACCACATTTGCGGGGTCTACGTAGGAAACTTTCACTCCTGATCCTGGCAAAAACTCATGCTTTGCCATGCCTACACCTACAACCATCTGGTCATAGTCTATTCGTTTTCTAATATCTTCATAATGATTCTCTGCAAACATAGTATCTATAGCTTCTTCTTCCGCTATTTCTATTGCTGGCTTATAATTTAAATTCATGTACAATGAAAGCTCTTCATCGGATGCAGGCAATTCGTCAGGATCCATTATAAATGGATCAAAACCGGTTTCATCTTTTATGGTAGTTAATACAGGTTTAGCGGCCATTTGCCCTTCTATCATGTCTTGATATTTACTTCTTTTAGATTGAGATAATGCGTCTTGTGCATAAGCTTTTACTTTAAACAGTCTGTCTTGCATTCCGTTTACTACTATATCTACAAACTTAGGAAGAATAGGGACGGGCGTCCAATCTAAATTTAGATAAGACAAATCTCCGTCAACAGCTAATTCGTTTTTATACTTAGCAATTGACTGCTCTCCACGAGCATAAAGTCTTAGCCTATTGAAGTCTCTCCACTGGCTGTAATATCTACACCCATTAGAGTCTTTTCTAAACCATTCGTATTGTATCGCTTGTCCTATCTGTAATCCGAACTGGTCGGTGGCTTTTTCGGCGTCTGACACAAACTGACTTGGAAAACCTACAGATGAAATATTTATTTTTACGTCCTTCATCTATTTAATTAATTCGCTGTAAATTCCACTATTAGCATATCTTGCAAAGTTAATATTTATTTTGGTTTGTTTTTGTTCAGGCAAATAGAGGTTTTTCTGATTAGCCATTACCGCTAAACCCGAACTAATACTAGCGTCAAACTGAGTTCTGTTGTTAATATCAAATCTAGACCATTCTTCTAGTGTCCTCATAAAATACATAGTCCCCATAGCATTCGGGTCCCTATATGTTCCATCAAGGTCTAATCCTACATACTTTTCGATATAGGATTCTATAGCTGCGGCATGTGATTGTTTCACATCTTCAGATGTATTAGGTATTCCTCCTAATTCTTTTTCAGCCTTAGATAGTTTATTAAAGTGTCTGTCTGGTCTGTTCATGCTAAATCCTCTATATCCCCTATTTTTAAAATGGTACAAAAGTCTCGGCTTGTTATTCTCCACTAAAATAGGCATACTGTAAAATACGCACGCCATTAAAACTTCTTCAAAAAATATTTCAGCAGTCTGAGGGCGAGCAACGTACTCTAAAAAAAACTCATTACTAGGAGCTTGCTCCATACTAAATTTAGTTAATCCATGCAATGCACCGTTAGAACCTCTTCCTCCTACTGTTCCTGAAATATCATAGGAGTCACATCCAAAAGCCCCTATATGTTCATTAACAGGGTAATAAGTTCCGTTTCGGTTTTGTTTTTTATTTGTTAATGATTTGTTGGGTGTCCAAGAAACTTTAAACCTTCCTTTGGGGTCTGGGCTAAATATAACCTCAGTATCTTTCACTCCGTCTTTCCAATAAAATCTTCCGGTAGTAACGTGCTGACCCATTATTAGTGAGTCATTGTAGTCGATCTGTTGATATATTTTACTTAAATTAAAAAGAGAAGATTTACTTTCATCCCTAAATGCATGAGATACACTTCTAGGAAACTGACGGTAGTATTCATTCAAAGCATCAGGATCTTTTTTTAAAGAGTCCACTTCTGCTTGCCAGTAGTCTATGGCCCCATTTGTTATCATTTCACCGTCCACCCCCATTACTGGTTTTTCTGGTTTATAAAAAACAGGCATTCCGTACCTATCAATAAACCCTTCCATATTCCATTCCATAGGAATAAACAACGAATACATCCCGCTTTTAGTTTGCCCATTCGAGTTTCGATTGGCTATATTTGAATCTTCAAATAGTTTTTTAAAGTTAGCCCCTCCTTTGCCTAATGCATTAGATGTAGATCCCATCATACATTTACCAATAATCTTGCTACCTAGTCTTAAACACGTTTTGGTAACTCTCCAATTATTCAATATGTTGTTTGGCTTTAACCATTTACCACTTTCATCATGTACTAAGAGCAAAAGCTTTTCACCGTCATAAGAGTTTTCATCTGTATTCTTCCAATCTATTGTAGTGTCTAATCCATACAACTCATCATCGGCTACATCGTACATGTTTTTCTTAGTGATTTTAGAAGCAGGGATTCTAAAAGCTAATTCTGTTTTTGGCTTATCCATACCATCTTGTATCGGTTTGAAAAAAAATGGTAACCTATTTGCAATAGGCACAACTTTATCTGTAAACATTTTTTTAGCGTCTGATCCAGTTTTAGACAGAATCCCTACTCTAGAGTCTTTAGCTAAAGTCCCGGTATTTACGCACTCTGAAGAACCCATAAAAGAAAATCCAGATCTTCTGATTTTCAAATAATCTAAACCGAAACATCTGTTGTCTGCTTTACAAGCCTCCCAATAAATAAAAAAGATTCTATTAGCTTCTCTAAAATCAGGATACCCTACATCTATTGTAGTCCATTGCAAATACATATAATGAGCTCCTGTAATATAAGTTGGCTTTCCGTTATTATAAAAAGTATATCCTAACTCCCGTCTATCAAACTCTCCCTCTATATAATCTACCCATTTATTTTTAAATGCAGCAGGCATTTCATTCCATTGAAATATAGAAGATATTCTAGAAAGTTCTCTAGATAAAGGCTTACGTTCCCAATATTGATTTGATTTAATCTCTGACCTTTTATATATCGGAGCTTCAATAGGTGGAAGAGCTATATGTAGCCCGTTTATCTCTACCACCTCACCTATCTTTCCAGATTTTGAAATAACTACTATATTATACTTTTCATTATAACCATAAAACCAAGTGCGTGCTTTGTTCTTACGCTTTTTAATAGCACTAGGTATATAATTTATAACACTGCTATATATTTTATTTTGATCTTCGTTCTGCAAAACCTTGTTTTGTATCTGTCTTTTGATTATTAACAGACATGTTTATATTTTCTTGTTCTGCATCTATTTTATTTAATATTTCAAATGCATCAAAAATTGCTAACTTTTTAGTAGCCGCTGCGTTCTTTAATCTGTCTGCAGCTAATTCATCCTCGGGATCAGGCTTAATAATATTTTCTTTGGCCACTTTGATAAGTTGCTCTACGGCTTTTCTCCCAGCCTCTATAATTTGTACTTTTAATAATTCAGAACTCATAACATTAATGTTATTTGATGATCATACATTCTGTAGAGTTTCTCTTTATCTACTTCAAACTCATATTCACTTTCCGGCTTAAAGCTTACGTGTTGTCCTTTTTGAACTCCTTGAGAAATTAAATACTTGTTCGGATATTTCATTTCTCCCATTAAAGGTTCTTCTTGTCCTCTTTTGAATATAAACGATTTTTTTGTTTTTAAAGGCTTTATAAAACAATAACGGTCATGACTATACCATTTGCCGTTTTGTTTATACATGTAGAACTGATCGTTGTCTATAAAAAACAAATCATCTTTAAAATAACTTTTACCACTTTGTTGCCTACCTCTCATATCATTATAGTATTTGAAAACATTATGGTGAACTAAAAGCATATCAGATATTCTTATATCTCCTTTATAGTTAAGGGGGAGCTCTTTTACTATAGCATATCTGTTTGAATACTTATAATCTTCTTCCGATGAACTAGTAATAAAATCTAGTCCGGCAATGGATTTAGTATTATTATATCTTTTTCCAAACATAGGCTTAACAATAAAATAAAATGGGGATCTCATTAAAAATTTATATTATATTCAATAGATACAGGAACGTGTGAATTAAATTCTTTCCATAACAATATTTCATCTTTACGCTGAATCCATATTTTAATTGATTGAGTTTCAGAAACATATTGAATTAAATGAATAAAGTATTTTCCGTTTAATATTTCTTGTCCTACAATGTAATGCATAGCGCCAGATTTATAATCTGGTCCTACAGAAATCTTTCGGATGTCCATTAGATTAAATTTAATTTAAATATAAAGATACAAATAATTTAACGCCCTTGTCCCCTGTAGGACTTGCGATAATTTTTTGAAGATTTTAAGAAAGATGTTTTTGTTTTTGCGTGTACTCCTGGTCTACGTACTTTGGATTTCGTTTGATACGAACTATAATTGATTGCTTTCGCCATTATTTAATATATTAGTTTTTTGTTTACTGCCCGCCGATGAACCAAAATAGTATCCAATAACTTGGGTAAATGCTGCTACTACCGCACCAAATCCCATATCAAATAATCTTTGTGATTCTTTAGGTATCTCCCAAAGTCCTATTGCTCCCGCTACAACACCCACAAAACATATTGTTATTCCCCATCCAACTGTTTTAAATAATATATCATTTGATCCTGCGGCTAAAGCTGCCATTTCTCTTTGTCTAGCAGAAGCTCTATCTGCAACTTCAGCTTCGTAAGCTTCAAGCACCATTTCTTGTGCACGTATTTTGTCTTCAGCAGGCGCATCAGAGTTTTTTATAGAAGATACGACTTGTTCTACTGACATATCTCCTTGGATTAGACTACCTAGAGTTGGGTTTATTAAGCCGACTGAAGCTTTTAATAGCCTTCCTACAGTTGTTTGTCCAAATTTTTTCTTTGGTTTGCTCATATTAGTTGATAAGAAGTTTTACCGCTTTCTTTAACAGCTTTCATAGCTCTACCTCTATTATCGCTTTCTGAGATAAAGCTTACATGAACCCAATCGGGATTGTTATCATCTCCAAACTCCCATATTATTTGGTCGAAACTTAAATTGTTTTTTATGTAATGAAACATTTCTGCATTTGTTTTATGACCAAAGGTATCATCTATATCTATTGCTCTGCCTTGGCAATGCTGTGAGCTAGAACTTCCCCCGATAGCTCGGTTCAAATCTTCACATCTAAAAAAACTATTTATTTTTATAGGTCCACCAACCCATTTTCTTAATGGCTCAAATATGTGATCACATAATATTCCCATATTGGAGAGTTCGTAAGCACTTGGAGTGTTGTCTATTCCTAGTCTGGAAGCGGTGTTTGACTTTACACCTTCTTTGTACGATACGTGCTCACTTATTTTTTCCATGCATTATATACCATTTGTGTAAAGTATATCCTATTGCAACAAGAGACAAGATTATTTTAAGAACAACATCGATATTCGTCAGAGATGTCATCAACGCAACAAAGTTCAAAGCATATATTTTCAAATCAGTTAGTGACATTTTTAGTATATATATATTTTATTTTTATATCTCCCGCAGTTGTTGTTGTGGTATATTTCATTTTTTCTTTGCTTTTTTGCCAGATCGGTTTTTGCCTTTCATAGCGCTTGGTACATCTCCTATTTGATTACCTACCTCTTTGATTGCTTTAGCTACATCTTTGAGCTCTTCACCCACACGACCAACACGTCTTGAAACATCTGCCTGCATTACAGCAAACTTTTCTTCTAAAATGTCAGGTATCATGTTGTTGTTCTCGTCTTTGGTCAGACCTTTTTTAGTTAGCCATATTGAGGCTATGTTTATAATAATTAGTAATGATACTAATCCGATTAAAATAATTATTGTTGTGTTCATAAGATTAAATTTAATTAATATTCATTTTATCCGCCTATTGCTAAATATACATAAGTGCTACTCCCGTCATTAAAACTTACAGCACTTCCTAAACTAAAGCCATTTGAATTAAATGCAGTAATTCCATTTGATACTGTGTCTTCTCCTTGTGCTAAATTAGTGTATAGTACCTTATTAGTTCCTCTCGCTGCGTCTGTGACAACCCAACTATATCCGCTAGATATATTTTTAATCAATACCCATTTTGGTTGGAAAGGATTATTTCCCCCCGAAGAGCCATCATCTGTTGTATAAATATCTTTAGTTCCTCCATTTCCTGCATAAGAACCAACTTTACTGTAACCTGAGATACTTCTCCATGAGTACATAATAAAATCTGCTCCTCCATATAATACATAACCCCCTTGAACGCTTACTAATTCAGCATCTGGAGTTGTATTTGCCCATACATTAGCATTTGGACTAAAAGCATCTGTACTATTAATAGTGGCATAATTACCTGCGCCTTGCGAAGAGTGATATACTTGCCAACCAGAAGTCTCTGATGAACCAGGTCCAGTCGACTTTGCTACCACAAACTCAGGAGCGGCAGATAAGCCATGCGGTATTTTTGTTACACCTGATCCTACATTTAAAGTTCCTTTTACCACGCTTAACCCAGCAGCATCATTTACATTAGCAACGACATCTACAGCTAAACTTGTGGCATTTGTTAAAATAGTACCTCTTTTATTTAGCTTCCAATTCCACGAGACATAATTAGGAGGCGTACCTGAATATGTACCTCCAGCAGCTCCATTAACTCCATAATTACCTGATGTTATATCTTTAACAGTTATACCATAATTATTAAAACTAGTTACCCCGTAAGGGCTTAAATCGGATTGTGTGCTTAGGGATTCCGTTGAAACAATTCTCATAGCCCCTCTTACTGAATCAAATAGAGCGTGTGATGCACTAACTTGTCTGTTTTTGACCCACGACCAATCAGGTCTGAAAGTTATAGAATTAGAAAAAGTTACATTAGGTATAGAAGATGCATTAAAATTACCGCTCAAATCATCACCGTTTGAATCTAAAGGATATGCCGCTACACATCCAGCGCCTGTGGGAAAATCTAAAGTGTTGGCAGTAGCTGTTGTTTCGTTATAAAGCTGACTTACTTGTGAAGCTGTAAGAGCACTAGAATAAATTCTAACTTGATCGATGCTTCCATCGTAAAAACTAATTCCTTGAAATTTACCAAATACAGTATTGTTATTTTCATTTGGTCCTACATTAGTAGATGCTAAGTAAGTTAAATTATTTGATACACCATTAAGGTAGGCTGTAATAATTGATGAGGTTCCTGCACTTACATCAATATTTACAACTATATTGCTCCATAATCCCGTTGGAACATCAATTGCAGAATCATAAACGTAAGTATTAGATGTGCCGCTGTGTGATAAATATAATCTTATTTTGGAATTCCATATAAGTATAGCAGCTTGACCGGTCGCATAAGCACCACCAGCGAATAAATTTGTGAATAGCGCATGTCCTGAAGATGACAGTGCGTTAGGGTTTACCC